GTTCTCCAGTCAACAAATCAGATTCTTTGATCGGATTGCGGGCAAATTTCGGGTATGCACAAGCGCTGCCAAGAAACAACACCTTGGAACCGTGTCGATGCGCCGCTTCGAGCACATTCGATTGAATCCGGATGTTGTCCTGAAAAAATTCGACGCCGTGGTTTCGATTGGCGACGATTCCCCCGACTCTGGCCGCACAAAGAAAAACGTATTGCGGCTGGGTGCTCGAAAATAGATCCGACACCTTATCTCGATTGGTCAAATCGCAAGGCGCCCGTCCCCCGACTGCCAGAAAATTGGTGAATTTTTTTCTTGCAAAAAGACGGGAAAGGGAACGGCCGACCAGGCCCGTCGCCCCGAGGACTAGAATTTTCGAATCAGATTTCACGTTTCATCAACCTCCGGTATCCGTAGTCAATCAAACACCCCGACTTGTCGCCGTGTACCCAAATCAAGTTTTCGTCCACCATTTTTTGATAGTCTGCGGGCGAAAAGGCAGCACTGTTGTAATAACTCCGCATCTCAGGAATGTTCGCCCACCCGTTGCCGGCGAACCAGCCCGCAAGTGCATAATCCCAGCCCACCGTTGGCGACACCGCCCAGGCCGAGCGTTTTATTTCTGCGAGTTTTTTCACGTCACCGGTAATCAGGCAATTCCCGTTGATATGGGCGTGAATGCTGTATCCAGGGCCCCCGACCATTGGACCGGCAATCGTCACCGTCGTAATTGCGTTGGCCTGGTCCCAGGCCGTGGATAGCCGGCGCACCCAGTCCGCAGGTATTGGTGCCCCGTCCGCTTCGAACGTGAAAATCGCTTTGTAACCCGGCACCCGGCGCGCCTCGATCATCGAACTGACCCATTCCATCGCGGACAACCACAGCGCATTGCATCCACCAGGCCAGCCAGTGATGTGGATCGTGCTGCGGTATGTGTAGACATTGAACTTGCGCGACAGCGCCGCTGTTACGGCCGCGTCGAGAGGGTCACAATCGAACCGATTGACCACAAGAAAATCGGCTTCAGCAGAATGGCTCTCCTGGATGTCCGAAATAAACGCCGCCAGGCGTTGCGCGGCGGCGCGGTCGCCGGCCCAGAACTGCAGCACCAGCAAAATCTTATTGCTTTTTGTTTCGCGTGTTGTGCGGACCATAAACACAAGTGCCCGTGTGGCCACAAATCAGGCCAAGATCAACATGCGGCTGGTGTCCCGCCGACATCGCGCGCTGACAAAAACTGACATCTTCGCCGGCGCCGAGAGTGTTTTCGTTGCGCGCCGCGGCCAAAATTCCCTGGAGTCCAGCGAGGGCTTTGTATCCCGTCTCCATCGTCAACGGGCCCGAAGTCAGCAAATCATGCAACCGCTGGGTTTGGTCGAGCAAGCTTGCCTCTGTCGAAGTGAACCAGTTGCCGCCACGGCCGTTCGGTCCTCGGGCCAGTCGGGGAAATCGCTTTTCAATATCCTCGAAAACACTCCGGTGGATCAGCAAACACCCAGTGCCCACCCACCGCGTCGGCTTTACGATGTCATACGGACCGTTGCGCACGTATTCCGCCTCGCGCGGATCGATGCCCTCGTTATACACTGGAATGCCGAAGGGATTGCGTGAAAAATAGGTTGCGCCGACGAGGCTTTTCTTATGCGACATCAACCGGTCGATAGTGTTCCAGCCCATGAACGGATCGGGGAAATTGAACCCGGTGTATTCGCGATACCACACCGGCGCGCCGAAGGGCACCAGCATGTCGTCATCAATCGTCAGCATCCACTCGCTTTTCGATTGCAAAAACATATCGGCGCAGGCGTTACGGGTGTGCGCCACGAATGCGTCACCGTAATTCAACATCGTTGAGGTTCGGCGCCGATCAATGAGTTGCGCCACACAAAAAGCCGTGATCGGCGACACCGCTTTTTGCCACGGCATCACGATCATAACCGGCGTGGAATACATCACGACGGATTGCGCCGGGTTCGCCGGCAACGCATCGTGGCCCATCGCAGTGCTGCTCATGATTGACCGACGCGCTGCCGCTCAGCCATAACCTGCTGCGCGAGGCTATCAAGAGCGTCGCTGGTGCGGGTATTGATCTGCGAGTCCGGTTTTGGCGGCGCGGGATTCGGGCTCGCTTGAGACTCGGATAGCCGGCTGGTGCTGGCCTGCTTGATTTTTCCCCATTTGTCTTTCAATTCGGTATTCTCCTTTTTCAACGTTTCGTTCTCGGCCGTCACCTGTTTGTGGGTCCGCTGCAAGTTGAGGTATTGAGCCACCCCGGTAATGAGGACCGCGCGCATCTCCGCGCTGTTGTCCGAAAGCGCTTCGTTTAACTGACTCCGGAGCTCAGTCACGAACTTATTGTGATCTGCGGCGTCCGCTTCGGTCGCAGGCTTTTCTTTGAACCAATCAAGGGCGCCGAGGTATTTCTCGAGTGCGCCGGATGTCGCCTGGACGTGCTGCATAATCGAGTCCTTGGCCGATTTCTCGCGCTCACTCAGATACTGAGTCAAGTTTTCCTTCGCCGCCGAGACCACTTTGTCTTTTTCGTATTGCACCTTGGCAATCTCCGCAAGCTGAGATTCAACGATGCGCTGGAGTTGGGGATCCTTGGCCGCTTCGAAAAGTGCCGACAAATTTGCCCTGTCCGGACCGCCGAACTTTTTGATCGTATCGATGACTTCCTCAGTCACCACCGGGCTTTTGCGCAACTGCGCGTAAATGAAATCGCGCGATGCTTCAACCTTGGCGTCGAATGCCTTGAACTGGGGGTCGAAGTCCACATCCATCTTCGCGCGAAATTCCCGAAGCTGCTGCAACTCTTTCTCCGTCGCTTCCTGCTCCGGCGATTTAACCTTCGTGGCCTCTTCGCGCTTTGCGATATCCGCTTTCAACTTTTCGATCTCCTGGTCCCGAGATAATATCTCGCGAAAAGCCGTTTCCTTCACCGAGGCGAAAGCTTCGGCCGACTTCGGACTGACACCAGGCGGCAGCGATGGCGAATTCTTGAAAATCTCCTTCACCGTCTCTGGAACTGGATCCGGCGATTTAACGGCAGGATCCGGCACCGCGGGCTTCACCGGATTCGCCGGATCTGGCGACTTAGCCGGGTCGGGAACCACAGTCTTCGCCGGATCTGGCGAGTTATTTTTCTCGGAAATCTGCTTTGCGAGGTTGTCGAGGGCATCGCCAGCCGCGCCGGTGTCGACAGGCGCCATGCTTTGGCCAGTAATATCCTGGCCGGCGACCTTGCGGGCCACAGCATCATTTGCTGCTTTGACTTCTTCTGCGGTCGGCAGCGGCGCCGCGATCTCAGGGGTTGCGAGTTCAGCCATAACTTTACTTGGTTTCGGGGTTCACTGCGGGCTGCGGACTTTCCGCAACCTCAAAAGGTTCGGGCTCGGGCTTCGGCCAATGTCTCGGATCGTCAAGGTTCGGGTATTCCTGCGAAATAGGTTCCGGGCCGCGCGCGGCCGGGTGCGCGAGCGCAAACATGGACTGCACGACTTGCTGATATCCGAGCACCTGGCCGCTGCGAATAAGGATCGAGTTCGTCTCGCCTTTCTCAAGCAGCGGAGGAACCGATTCCATCAGTTTCGGTATCAGTCGTTTTCCGGTGTCGGTGTCGAGAAATTTTGCCCAGCGCTCTTCATCGAACGCGGTCCAGTCCATCGGGGAAGCTACAATTTCCATGATTTCGCGGGAGTATCGTCGTTATTGTTGGGGAGGTGGGGGCGCCGCGCCAGGCGGAGCGCCCGGGGCACCTTGACCGATTTGCTGCGCCGCGGCGGCGTGCTGCTCAGCCTGGGCGTCGAGTGCTTTGAGTTGCTGCAGCACGGGTCCGATTTGCTTAAGAAAAGCCGCCACTGGCGCAAGCTGCTTTTTGTTTCCGCCGGCTGCGACCGCTTGCGAATAATGCTCGTTGATGTGCGCGGACATCGCCTCGAGTGTCGCCGTCGGAAGCTGCCCGGAATGAATTTGGGCGGCAACCTGCTCGGCGGCCGGCATGAGAATGCCGAGGTGAATTAAGTGATTGTCGCGCGGCGAAACAGGCACCGGCTGGCCATGGCCGAGCAACGTCATCTCGAGTTGCTGCAGCCTGTCCTGCTCGGCATGCTCCGTCGGGTCGGCATCAGGCAGCAACACCCGGTCGGAAAAGTCCGAGCCCATGCGCGCGTTCAAATCCTCGACCTGAAGCTGCCGCTGGTTGTATAACGGGTTGCCTTTCTTCTCGGCCACCAGACCGACTACAAGCTGTCGTTGGACCGGGGTCAAATCGCGCACCGTGCCGGCGACTGGCTGCGTCGAAATCTCAGTAATCTCTGCGCGCGTCATTACTTCGAGGAGTTGCTTTTGCAATTCCTTGGCATCGTCATCAACAGTCTCCGGATCGCACAGCCGACGCTGCATCTGGCCGATGAGGTTGGTGAACTGCTCCATGAAACGAGTAATTCGAACGTCCTGGCCCTCTTCCTCGCGCTGCGCCAGCAAATTCCACGCGGCCGGGCTGCGTGCGCCCTCGCCGGCATCGCCTAACTGGGGAACCGAGACGGAGCCAATCAACTCGTTGACGATTTGGTGAAAATACGCGTCAAGTTTGATGAACGGCTCGACGTTGCCGTCGATTTTTTGCTCGATCAAGTCCCATCCCCGCGGGTAAATCACCGAGGATCCGATGACCGACATCCGGAAAGTGTGAATCCGTTTAGGATCACCCTGCCACATTGTTTTGCCGGAAAGCAGTAACCGGTCGACCACCTCATTTCGCGTGCGGTCGATCATGCCGGCCATCTCGTAAATATCGCGGCCGATGCCTTTGCTCCCGTGCAACGTCCCGTTGCCCTTTTGGAACGAGAAAAAGGTTAGACAGTCCTCAGTCGAAGGAAATCGTTTTTTACGGCTGAAAATAGGTGCCATCTCTGGGCCGGCGAGACGGTAGTGCGACACACTACCATCAACCTCACGCGCGAGGAGAGAATAAACCACCACGACAGAAGCACCCGCCATGTAACTGGCGCCAATAGTCAACTCGCGCAAGGCATTTTGATACCAAGTCTCGAGCGTGCCCCCGACGTTCAGCCGATCTCGTATCTGAATAGGTGAGGCTTCATTCACCGCTTTATATGTGAGAATCAAATCCCACCCAGCGTCTGCGGCTGCTTCACGATCTGTGACGAGGGCAAACAATTCATGTGGCAGGTATACCTCTTTCAACACGACGACCTGGGCCCACCGAACGTCCGACTTGGTGCCGTCGGAAACAAAACTTTCGTCCTGCTTGAAGTGCTTCGGGAACCATGAAAACTCATCAAGGCCAGCGCAAATCGTGTGGCCAAACAGCGCATTGTCGAAAGCGATGTCTTCGATTAGGGTTCGAAAACCCTTGCGCGCGCGAATCGTCTTCGTGACGAGTTCCCGAAATTTCTCGGTTTTCTGTGCGTTGTTTTCCCACTTCGTGCCCAGCGCGGAGTTGGTGAAATACTTCAGCCCGTCGATCGTCGATACGAATCGCGGCGCGACCTTTTCGATCATGCTCGGCAGCGGCTTCGAGGTAAAATTGGACCGCCACCCAAGACCCTCGGCCTCGAGTTTATACGTGTCGTAAGGCCGCTCGGCGTTGTATTTCGCCAGGATGCGGGAGTTGACAATGGACCGGTTGCGGCCGGCCATTACCACCGTTTTGACGACGTCGCGCGCCATCGCGTAGTCGCGAATGCTGCACTGCGTGGGCTTGCCCTCGCTACTTATCTGTGGACTCTGGATAACGGACCCCAAATAGTTTTGGGGATATCCGGAGTTGGTGACACTCCACGGCAACGGTGACGATAACGCCATCTATGAAAGTCCCTTAGACCAGCACAAAAAACCTATTTTTTTCGCAATTTGACCCGGCCCCACTTGCCAATCGGGCATTTTTCCGAGGATAACATCGCTTTGGCGAAAATGAGGCAGCCACATTTGCCACAGGTGCCTTCGTTGAAAAATCGGCACTCAGCACACACGTGGCCGCGCCATTCCTGGACCCACCCTGGCACGACCGTCTCGTATCCGCTCCATCGATACCATGTTAACACCAGCCATGATCGAATGAATCCGAGCATCATAAACTTCGGCGCCTCCAGCAGTAATCCGGCAACCCCGGGCGGTCCACGGTCTGCATGTCGATGTTGCTCGTCACCGGGATGTCCTCCTCCATGACGATGCACTCGTTGACGCGGGCATCAATCGGCCGGTTGCCGAGAATCTTGCGTCGCGACTCCGTCAGCGCAGCTTTGCAACTCGCGCACCCGTCAGGTATCGCCTGGTTCTTCGGGCATTGCGCGCATACCTCTGCGCGGTTGCGCGCGTGAACTGGATCCACAAAAGTCAGCGCATTTCGGTCTTTTTCGCCTTGAACGAAAACAAGCCAGCGCAGTATTTTCGTTTTCAATGACACAATCGCGACCTGGGCTTTGTATTCCGGCCGCTCTTCAGTGCAGAGCACCGGGTCGCGCGCACATGCCTGCGTAATGACCTCTTCCTTCGGGTTACCGACAGGTAAACCGGCGCGCTTGCGATACGCGACGACACGGGCGATGATGCCCTCCCAGGTATCACCGACGATCGTCACGCCATCAGATTCTTTGAAGTATCGGCCACCCTTCGGAAAAACATTGGGGTTCATCGCTTTCATAAAATTGCCATCTCGCCTGGCCGAACCATGGAGTAGTCGAGAAAATCTGATCGGTTCGATTCGTCAATCCGTGCGCCGCCGGGGTATTGAGATGTCACCCAGTCCTCGCCGAAGTCAACGCCACCGGGCAAATCAACCGAGGAACCCCGCATCGACAGCACGAGGCCGCTGCCGCGGCGCACCGCGAACGCAAGCAGAGTCAACGCGTCAGCTTCGTTCGGAGACGAAAATCCGCGCGACTCATAATCTTTCTTAGCTTCGACTCGCGTCTTGCCAGCCTGCATGCGAAAACGCCGCTGTGTTAACTGCGGCGCGATCTTGCTGAAATCGAGTCCTGGGTGCAGCCAGTAATATCCGAATTCCCCCCACTGCCGGAGTCCAAACCAGAGCTCGGAGCACATCATGACGTATTGCTCCGCGCAGGTTTTGGTGTCCTCTGCCATCAGCCTGTCGCCCGTCGGGGACTCGGAATAGTTCACGTCGTGGATAATCGAGCTCCACTCATTTTTGAGCAGATCAGCGACACCGGCGCCGTGTCCCGTTCGGTCACATGCGAAAAATTCCGGTTTAATTCCCGCGCGCCGGCATGTCGTCAACACGGAATCTTTCATCTTCACAGTGTCGCCCTTCGGCAGCACGAAAATTTGTTTCACCTGGACCGCCCAGCGCGGCACCACATTGCCGAGGGTGTCTTTGAACATCGTTGTTTTGCCATTCGGGAATTCGAGGTTCGGCGGCGTTTTTACGCCGGTTGCCTTGCCGAATGCCCCGAGCGCGAAGACCGCATCATCGCCGCCCTCGAGCGCCAGGTCGACCGCGCCGCACGGCTGCGGATCCTCGAGCCAAATCACTTCGCCTCGCCATTTCGGCAGCATGCCGCTCGGAATCACTGTCGCCTCAAGACCGACACGGGGGTAACAGCCCCGAGCCATCGTCATGTAGCCCGGCGAATCTTTACCGCCGGCATTGGCGGCAATTTTCTCGAGTCCCGCGAGCGTTTGTAACCCCGGATAAACCACCCGTTTTTGCACGACGTTTTCGCACCGCTCTGCGTCGAGGCGCAGCACTTCCCAGCCGCGCTTCGATTTCCACCGGAAATGTTTGCTCTCGTCGAAATTCTCCCACCCGAACATCGGCTCCGCGCGCTTGCCGACCTCGCTGTGCGGATTCTCCGGGTTATACGCGCCGAAAACTTTGAATCCCTGGGCGCCTTTCTCAGTGATGTTCGACATCAGGTTATCGACGTCTTTCCAAATACCGCCGGGTATGTTCTCGATTTCGTCAATGAAAATAAACATCCGGCTGAGAGGCCCGAAGACCGGGTGCTCCGCGGGTCTCGGCTTGCGGTGCCCGCCCTGCAGCCGACCGGACTTCTTCGTGTTGCCCTTCGGGACCACGACGCCGCGAATACTGGAAATTTGATTGCGCCGATCGAGGCCGATGAACAACTCGCCGACTTCGCCTGGCATCGGCAGCGCGGATTCGGTGTGCAACCCGACGAGGTGCGAAAACAAATTTTCTTCGAGGTGGTCCTCCGTCGGGCCGAGCACGCGAATGGATGTGAAACCAGGGTCGCGCACCCACTCGAGGAACAACCGCACCCCGAGCGAAAACGATTTGCCCATGGATGCCGCGCCGCATATCAAGCCGGTGTCGGCCTCGTCGAATAACGCCCACACTTGCTGCACACTTGCGGGGTGCGGCGTAAACTGGTTCGGTGTCCAGAGGATCTGCGCGGCGATATCCATCGACTCGCCGTTGAGGAGCATGTGTAAAAATGGAGTGAGCAGTCCGAACGCTTTGTCAGGATTCTCGTCGTTCCGGATTTTCACCTTGAGCTTGAAGAAATCGGCCACCTCGCGCGCCGCGTCGAACGCATGCTGCGAGTGCATTTTCGGCGCGATCGACAAACCGAGCGATCTTACGTTATCAGCGCACCGCGGCACGAGTATTCAGGGCTTGGGTTATGTCGTCGACTGTCGCGGTCTTCGGAAACAATACCACCGGGGCGGTTTCCCAGCCCCGAGTGCGCCACCGCTTCGCCGGCAACTTTGCCGGTAACTTGCGCGGCGGCCGCAGGGAGAAATTTATCAGTCGCACCGTTTTCACTGAAACGGCCTTTTTCACTGGCGGGTGAAAATCGAGAATGAGGCGAGGCGACCAACCCTGGGCGATCCAGGACCGGGCCCAAACGGGGACTATGCCCGCGTCCGCGGGAGAATAAGGCGATGCGATAACCACATAGAAGAGTCCCCGAAAAACGAAAAGCCCAGTGGATTGCTCCACTGGGCTGGTTGTCCCGCTTCGACCCACCCGGGATGATTACCGGATCATGCCGCCGTCGCGGTAAGATTGGACTTATACACTCGATACACCTGACCCGAGCTCCAGCGCATATCCCTCCGAGTCGGAATGCCAGAGTCGTTCAAACTTTGCGCCACCCACCGAAAAGAACGACCGGACTGTATCGCATTCGCGATGCGATCGACAACCTTGCGTTCACTCGGTTCGATGCCATACGGTGCGTAACCTTCGCACCGGCCGTGGGCGTTGCGGATTCGGTCCTTCGCCGCGCGCATTTTATAACATATCACCGCTCTCTCCCATTCCGCGACGATGCCGAGTAACTGACGGATCATTTTCTTCGTCGGGTCACCGTCGTTGCTGGCGTAATCGTCGAG